CTTCATCGGGAGCCCGTTGGGCTCCTAGGAGGTACAGCCAAGTGACAGGCTGTTTTGTGTTTTACGTTGTCTCAAAAACAAGTTCTAAGACTATTTATGCTTTTATGAAAGCACCGTATGTGTCATTGTATATTTTAAAAATTATAAAAATTTCAAGAAATGTGTTACTGATCAGATTAGTTAATCAGAACTATGGGATAATGTTCCCCGTTTTTGGCCATTTGAATGTTATCAAACCCCAGAAGGCCTAGATGTGCGGACTAGGAGTCACTGTATAAATTCACAGACATAGGACTTGCCCCCCTGTGTACTAGTTAAGCGATTTATTTTTATGCTGATAAGGCCGTGGGTACCGTGGTGGACGCACGTTAAAGAAGAAATGGGCAATATGATAACGACAGAGAACTCAAGTTTTAATTTAACTTCAAACCAGCATTACGCGGAACTTTCAGTAGTTCCCCGTCGTGCAAACACAAGTCCATCTAATGATGGCAACTCAAACTCGCAGGCAACTGCAACCCAGAACGACGTGTATCACGAATACACATACCAGAGATGGGCCGATATGACTCGACATGAGCTAGGATATGCTCCATGGAAGTTTGCCCATAGGGAACGTAATCGTTTTTTGAGAAGAATGATTTGTGAATCTGGACTTGAGAAGTTAGATTTACCGCGGAGGTGTTGGAGGTTCCAGGAATGTGAACCCACAATTAGTTTTTGGAGTGCATCAGACCAGAGCGCTGTAAAGCATCGCTACGGAGCACCCATGGATCTCACCCGAACTTTGCATCCTACTTGTTGTATTTATTTGTTTTATAACATGGCTTTCGCTATGTATGACGGCGAATATATTGGCAGGGTGGAAGTTGACGGAGGAAAACTCGTTGCGCGCACGAACGGAAAACATGACCATGTCTTATTTGAATTATGGAGACCGTGGTCACATTTTATGCGTGATTATGAGGTTTTGGTTGAGGTCAACAATCTCGAGTACCTGTTCATTCGAATAGATGGTTTTCTGAATGCTGAAGATTTAGAAATCGCCACACGATCTGCACAATGGTTATGGGACACCCCTGAAGATATATACACATCAGGGGGTAGTCAATCAACTACGTGCGCACCTACCACAGAACAAACAGGTAAAAACAAACTGTTGCGATCAGACAGGAAAAGCAAGCGCAACAAACCAACAAAGACTCACAGACGCGTGGAAACAATTTGCGATGACGAGTTGATTTATTTGTTGGAGAACGTAAAAATCTTCGATTCTCCTGTGGATGAGAGTCATTGCAATTTGTTGAGGCAGGAAATAGGCCTTCAAGATGCACGACTAGAATCGATGCGGTCTGGAGAGCTCACTGAGCAATCCGGGGTCTTCGGACTTGAAATGATGGTGGTAGAAAAACTAGCAAAGTTTTTCGAGACTATGGATCTTAAGGACAGCAACATGAGTGGTATCATTATTGATATGGTGCTACTAGTGGGAGGATTATACTCGTGCACTTCATTAACGAGTAGAATGATGGTATTAACAGCATTTGCCTTTCGTTGTTTCGGACATTGCGATTTTCAAACTACAGATATATTAACGTTTGTGAAAGATTGCTTGTCCTGCATGGATCCCACGGAACAGTCTTGGGGAATAGATACTGCTCGCTTGGTGATAAACGCTCCAGCGTTGAAGCACCTATCAGTATTGGCTAGCGCATGCGTGACATTAGGTTTTTTGAACCCATTTGAATATTCGCGATCTGGTTTTTTACTTTTTTCCATGAAAGCCTTCGAGAAGAACAAAGACTGTGTGTCTTTGCTCGATATGGTCTTGGAATCCATCGCATATTTTTGCGATACCGGATGGGAAGCGTATGAAAAATGGTCATGGGAGCCTTTCTACTTGTCGAGTGATTCAATCACGCGATTAAGTGACAGACTTGCCGTGTTGGAGACTCACATCGAACCTTATCTCCAGGGAAATTATACCAATATCACACACAAACCTGCACATCAGTACGAGCACAACATGGAAATGTTCAAGGAAAATTTGAATGAATGCAGGGCATTGTATAAAGGAAAGACGGAAGTCACTTCATTAACTTATATTACAGTAAGATTTCAGAAATTGTACGTCAGATATGAATCTTACAGGGTTAAGGCCTCTTTTAGAGTTGCTCCCTATTGTTTTAAGTTATTTGGCTCCTCTGGTGTGGGAAAATCATCATTGTTCCAATATACTATGGCAACGCTTGCCCATGCTAACAATTTGTTGCCCGAAGACTCAGAAGGAAATAAAGAACCAATGACGAAGTACACACATATGATAAATCTTATGGAAAGGTTTGATCAGTTTAAGGCTGATACACTTTTTGTAGGAGCAGATGATGTGTGCAATGGAAAGAACGAGAACGGACAAGTGCGTGGAATTGATAGCATTTTGATTCCGTTTTCAAACAACATGGCATTTACAGGGAATTTTGCCTCGTTGGAAGAGAAAGGCGTGATACAATTTCGAGCAAAAGGTCTCGGTCTGACAACCAATGTTAAAGACTTAGAGGCAAAGAAATATTCGAATAATGTACAGAGCATATTGCGACGAGTTCATTCTCATGTCGATGTGAGAGTTAAAACAGAATATTCAGATCCCACTGGATCCATTCGAAAGGATGTTAAAATTCCCGCTACGGGTATTAGCAATATTTGGTTACTCACGATTGAGGAACCTGAATACTCACAAGCATCGACAGACACTACCAAATGTCACACAATTTCCGTTCTTGCTTGGAGGCCCAAGAAGAACGACGCTGATGACACTTACGGAAAAATATCTGAAAAATTGAAGAGCATGAAATATTTAAAGGACATGGAAATTGATACTTACCTTGAATATATTGCTTTTGACACACGCAGACATTTTGCCACTCAGGAAATTATTGTCACAAATATGATAGCTCAACAGAGCAACAATCAATTTTGTGGTGAATGTGGTATGTACAAAACTCTGTGTGTATGTGAAGAATGTGTTAAAGATAAACACCGTAAACAGCAAACTGAGGCCAAGAAAGAAAAGCCTCCATCTGAGAAGACAGATGTTCCATGGAAAATGAGCGATTATTTGCCATGGTTTTCTAAACACGATGATGGTGAAATTCTACCCATCCCACCTGTATTGGCTCCTCTGGTATCACAACCAGAAACAGTCATGGAAATTCCTAGCGAACACGCTTCGTACGTAGATGCATTATTAAGCTACAAAAAACAGGGGGAAGAACAAACCGCAAAACCCGCTTCTACATCTTTACTGGATTTGGATGCACAAATATATTTAACAGAACCTTGCGAGAACGACAAAACAAGTTTTGATTTATATACTTTTAACAAGGACCGAGAGGCTGCTTCTCCATTATTTGATATTTCGAAAATGAAAGAACAGTCCGGACTTATGAAAGAAGTGCATGACATGATGGTACAATCCTTGTATGGTTTTCTTAGGAACTACACCACCAACGCAGTGGCCAATTTGCGCGAGATGATCATACCTAACTTTTGGGAGAGGAAAACTCTTAAAGTGTTGAGTGATATTGAACTTTTATCACTTAGATGTAGAACAAAATCAGTGTACGGAATTCCACGCTGGTGGGAATGTATACCAAGTTCTGTATACGTTCTTCCTGGTGTGACTAGGTTGATTAAATTCCTAGAGAGAGGTCAAGTACGTCGGAAGGCGCGTTTAGCTTCGATTGCCAGTATATTGGTCAATGCTTATATGCACAGGAAGTTTGGAACAGTCTCGTCCTTTGCTCTCACAACGCCGGTCATAGCTTCTTTCATTTATGGAGGGGCTTACGCAGCAAGTGACATAGCACTGGAAAAGGAAATTGAGACACGGAAGGACATTGCATTGGCGACTCTCAAATATCATGAAGAACAGTCTGCTACCCGAGGATCTTATCAGAGGGTGTGGAATAATGTCTCCAGATTCACTTTATCAGTAGTAACAGCAGGAGCAATTCTATCTGCTATTGAATTAGTAAAAGGAGTGTACCGATTAGCTTGGCAAACGGAAACAGCTGAACAATCAGCACTTGATCCCAATGATGAGGAGATACAAAAAGTCTCAGTTTCACAAAACATATGGTCTCGTTCCGTCAGTAGTGTAACGCCTACAACGAAAACTGGAGAACAATTGTGTAACAATATAGCTGGTGGACTTAGACACATCATCATCAAGACTCCCACAGGAGAGGATATAACCTGTGCCATGACCGTGAGGATGAACTTCCTCATCATGCCATATCACTGTTGGTTTGCAAACAAGGACATTACTGGTATTCCATTGGAATCCTTGGAAGTTGACATGATCCGTAGCCCAACAGTTAAGAATGGCAAGACCATAAATGGATCTATGTGTAAGAGCATGCGATTGTGGTTACGCAATTGCGAGCGCATTGGAAATTTTGATGCGTGCATTGTACATACTACGTACGGAGGACCAGTTAAAGATCTGGTCCCATACATATGGTCACAGAAAGATCGGGTGATGGGAAAGAATCACCAGACAATCACAATATACCGGGATACACAAGGCGAAATCAAGCAAGAATCAAGTGCATCAGCGGTTTCTCAAGCTAGTTATATGCGGGGACCTAATGGAAACATTCCCGTAGAGTGGCCTTGCTTGCACGTAACTCGGAATAGTGGTTGGAAAGGAGGAGATTGTGGTAGCATTACAGTTACTACCACCACCGATCCCAAGATAGTTGGTATGCATGTACTAGGAAGTACTATGTACAATACGGGTTTATCTTGCGCATTTACACAGGAAGATGTATTAGACGCGATTGAGAAAATTAAACTCAGAACTGTGTGCATTGTTACGGCAGAGGAAACTGGTAGTAGACCAACAAAAATATGCGGAGTATCTGTTTCGATTAGCGAAAAAATACCTGATTCGGCTGTAATTAATTTCGACAATGGTATAGGAGATAGAATTTCTGTGTATGGAGGACTGGGAGAAGCAGTTAAGATGAAAACTGATATCTCTTCCAGCATGTTAGCAAAAGCATGCGAACAGTACTACGGTCCCACTAGGTGGGGCCCACCAAAGTTTCACCAGTGGAAACCTTGGGCGGAATACATGAAACAATGTTCCAATCCTGTGACTAATATTGATCCAGAGTTGTTGAACAGTGCGGTAGTAGATTATCTTGTAGGATTAAAACTCAAGCTGCAAACACTGCCCACTCTCATGACTGAAACCAGACCTTTGACCGATCAGGAAGTTGTTTTAGGTATTCCAGGACGTAAGTACGTGGACCGGATGTGTATGTCTACTTCTGCAGGTTATCCTTTTACCGGTGCCAAATCGAAAGTTATAAAGATCACAGAAACACCAACACCGGTATTTCAGTTTTTAGAAACAGGAATCCAAGCAGAATGGGATCTCGCAAGAGAACAGATGTCAACAGGAGTAATACCCATGCAGATATTCAAAGCATGTTTAAAAGATGAAGTGTTGCCCTTAGACAAGGAAAAAGTCAGGGTTTTTCAAGCTTGTCCTCTTATTTTGCAGTTGCTTATTAGGCAGTACTTTTTGCCCATAGCACGCATTTTAAGTGTTATACCTTTAGTTTCGGAGTGTGCAGTTGGAATCAACTGCTACGGACCCGAATATGAAGAGATGTACAGACACATTGAAAAATATGGCAGCGATCGCATCTTGGCGGGAGATTATAGCAAGTGGGACCAACGCTTGCCTTTTGAGTTGACATCACGCGCTTTTGGTATCATGATAGAAATAGCCAGGTTCACAGGTAATTATAGTGATAAGGAGCTCAAAATCATGGAATCTATAGCGCATGCGGTGTGCATGCCCCACATTATGGTTTCTGGTACTTTATACCAATTGTGGGGATCAAATCCGTCCGGTCAAAATCTCACGGTGTATATAAACAGTATATCAAACTCTCTACTTATGCGTATGGGTTTTTTCCACGCAACTAACAGTCGAATGAACTTTAGACAATATGTTGCGTGCATAACGTATGGGGATGATATAATATCATCAGTGAAAAAAGGTGTAACGTTTACTTTCAATACCTACAAGCAGTTTCTTGAGAATATAGGCATGAAGTTTACATTACCAACTAAAGACGATATGGATGTTTATCCGGACTATTTGACCGTTGATACAGCATCGTTCCTCAAGCGTCTTCCTGTTTTTATCCCTGAGATAGGGGTACGAATAGGTGCTTTGGAATTTGATTCAATACTGAAATCTTTGTATTGTTATACCAAGTCCAAAGAGGGACAGCGGAATGTGATGTCTGATTGTTTGACAACTGCCGCACACGAACTATTTGCTCATGGGAGGAAGTTTTATGATGTACATGCCACCAACATGGCGAAAATTGCACAGGATTCTGATATTGTGTGCCCAAAACTACTTCTCTCATTTGATGAGCGGGCTGCCGAGTGGAAATCTCGGTACCAAAAAGAAAATCCCACTGGGTAACAAAGCAACATGGATACCAATGTGTAGGAAGCATTAGGCTTATAGCTTTGTTTAATACCGGCATCCCAAAGCCAATCTTAAGATAAAAATGAGTGTATTATCTTATTATATACAACACTTACTAATTTTTTAAATTTATATTTATCAGAGCTGGGATATGTTTCCCAGTATTGCAGAAATGCAATTATTATAGAACATAATGGTGTTTTTAATTATAGTAAATTTGTGGAGCAATCCGGGAATTTAATATCTTTAAATACACCATTAGATACAAACGTGCAGCAATTCACGCTAGGCGCCCCTATAAACAGTACGGAAGTACCGGGAGAATCGGATGAGACTTTTCACATTGCTATGACAAATGATATTTCATTGTCACAGTTTATGGCAAGACCTATTAAGGTATTAGACGAATCTTTAACGGTAGGTAGTGGTTATATTACCAACTTCAATGTTTTAGAACCATTTTTAGGGAATGCTCGGATAGCAAATCGCATTAGTAATTATGCCTATCTGAGGGGGAAAATACATTTCCGCTTAATGGTTACGGGTACACCTTTCCACTATGGTAAACTTATTATGGCCTATGAACCTTGGCCTGATCGGAACACTGGGGCCAGAACTTTGCGACCCGATGTTAGACAACGATTAATGTTACCACATGTGTGCGTGGATGTTTCACGAGGTGAGATGGCAGATTTAAGTTTTGATATTATACATCCTTTTAATGGGGTGAATATTACGAACTGGAATACACCAACCCAGAACGTGGGTGCCATATATTTGCAGACATTAGTTGCTATAGGAGCAACAGGTAGTACAACGGAACCTCTCCATTTACAAGTTTTTGGATGGATGACGGATGTCGAGTTGATGTTACCCACTGTGACCAATATTGGCCTGTTACAAGAACAATCAGGAGAATATACAGAGGGTAATGTCTCAAAAGCCATGACTACCATCGCTGCTGCTTCTTCTCATGCTGCACAAATTCCCATACTGCGACCATATGCTTTAGCTACACAAATGGTTGCACAAGGTATGGGTGCGTTAGCTGCGCTGTTCGGATATTGTAAGATCAATATGATACCAGAACAGAGGCATATAACGAACAGACCAATTTCTGACATTTCCACAATAAATGCAACTGATACTTGCATGAAATTAGCTCTAGATGTTAAGAATGAGGTCACTGTAGATCCGCGCGTTGTCGGATTGGCTCCTCGAGATGAGATGACCATAGCCGATATAGCAAAGAGAGAATGGTTCAACAATTTCATTACATGGACTTACGATAGTGGAGTTGGGAGTATTTTACACCGTCAAGCTGTGACTCCGAGTCTAGCTTTCGATGGAGCGACATATTTGCTCCCTTCACCTAGTGCGTATGCAAGCGCTCCCTTCAAATTTTGGAGGGGTACCATGTATGTTCGTATAGAGATTGTTGGTAATGCATTTCACAGAGGCAAGTTGCGTGTTGCCTGGGATCCGATTTCACAAATGATATCCCAGGATGCCTCACGGTTTAATTTGCAGTATTCACACATTATTGATCTTACAGAGTCTAGAAATTATGAATTCTGTATAGGATGGGGTACTAATAGACCATTCTTACAATGTGCGAGATTAGATCTGACATACTGGACAGCTTCTGAAAATCCAGTTCCACTGACAGACATATCTGCGAACGGTTATTTTACCGTTGAAGTGCTATCACCTTTAACTTCGAATGATTCAACTGGATCATCTGTTGATGGCGTCACCTTATTAGTTTTTACAAGATTTGGTGATGATTTTGAAGTTGCAGAACCGTTTGCTAACAATATGCAAACACTTACTCCTTTGTTTCCAACAGAGGAACAATCCGGCAATCTTGCCGAAACACCTCCTGGTGTGGGATTGGCATCCCAACCAGACACCTCAGTGTGTATTAACCAAGTCGATGAGAAATATGATTCCGGCTGGTTAGCAAGTACTCACTTTGGTGAGAGGATAACTTCCATAAGACAAATATTAAAACGATATTGTTACCATAGTTTAATGGTTAACAAAGCCGAAACTGAATTTGATAATTATGGATTAGCGGAAGTTGTCCAGCCCGACTTTCCCTACTATGGGGGTTTCACCGATGTTCGACCTGTCGACATAATCGATGAAGCAGTAGATTTTAACCTAGCCGTCCAGACTTACCTTAATTGGTACACACCAGCGTTTTTAGCGCGACGCGGCGGGATAAGATGGAAAGTTGTACGGGCAGGAACGGACCAACAGTCTTCGGACACTTGGCAAATCACTTCAGTCACACGAACAAATGTACCTGGAGTTGGTTATTCCAAAACTGCCTCAGCGGTGTCGCTTGCCGAAAATGAAAGCGTAATTAAGTTACAATTGCACACTTTGTATCCAAGATCTATAACTGGATCTGCTATATCGGTGACTGAGCTCAATCCTGGATTGGAGTTTGAAGTCCCATATTATGCAAGTGCACGGTTTATGTTCGCGGGAGACCTAGATGTAACGGCTCCACAAACCGATGCGACTTTCGCACGTAACTTTCACAGAATAACGTTTCCGCTAAAAAACGGTTCTACTTCAGTTTATAGTAGATACGTGGCGGCATCTGATGATTTTCAACTGTACTTTTTCTTGTACACGCCTAAGTTGAGAAATCTAACCCCAAATTAGGCATAGGAGGACCAATAAGGTTTTATGGTAGACAATGGACACGTCACCGGAATTTTCCTTAGTTGGAGGCCTCAAGTTTAAAGTTGCAGCCGTAGACCCCGT